GCCCGCGCCCCATGGGCTCGTGCCATCGTGTTCTCCTGTCGTGGGTGGGGTCAGCCGAGCGGGTCGGCCGTGGAATAGTGAAGCACCACCGGGATCACCGCCGCCTTCAGGCTGGCGGCACCCTCGACCGGAAGATCGACCGGACGTGGGGCTTCCGCTTCAACCCAGTCGCATAGCCCGGCCAACGTGCGGTCGGCGGCAAGTGCCGCGCCGATGCTGGCACAGAGCGTGTCGAAGGTCGCGTCACGGGTGGCCCCTTGCACAACCGCCTCGATCTCGGCCCGATGCTGGTAGTGGTAGCGCAGAGGCGATAGCGTGACCTCGGGCTCGCCCGGCTCGCCGTCGCGCAGGATCAAGAGGCCCGCCGTCGGCACGCGCTCGGGCAGCACGTCACCCCGCAGGACCGTGGCGGGCAGCATAGAGAGCCGCGCGTGCAGCGCGGCGAGGATGGTTTCGCGGGGGCTGGGCATACGATGTTCCTGAATCGTTGGAGGAAAGAGGCCAGATCCGCCTCTATGGGCCCATTGACAGCGTATAAACTAATAAACTAGTTTATACGTATGAAGAATGATTCCGAACTTGCCAACCTGTTTGCGGCCTTCGCCCATCCAACTCGGATCGCAGTCCTGCGGTGCCTTCTGAAACACTGTCGCACCGGACGGCAATTTGGTGACTTGTCGAGCGATCTGGGCGTCTCGCCCTCGACGCTGAAACATCATCTTGACGAGATGCAGCGCGCTCGTGTGTTGACGCGCGAAATTCTTGGGCGGGCGACGATCCTGAAACTCGATCTGTCTGCGCTCTCCCAAGCCGCAGCACAGCTGGCGCATTTGTGCTGCTCTGCAGACACCGAACCTCAGCTGACTGACAAAGGCTCTGACGCATGAACCGTCTGCTCTCACAAACCCTGCTTCTCGGCCTGATTGCCGGAATGGCTGCGTCTTTGATCTTGTTTTGGGCGCATCCTGCGCGCGAGGCCCTCATGGCGGGTGCCGCGATTGTCCTGATTGCCCTTTCGCTTGTTCTGGAGCGCGTTTTCCCGCACGACCCGACCTGGGCCGACGTCCCGCGAGAAGAGGTCGCCGGGGATATCGGCAGCTTTGTTCTGATTTTCGGCATCCTCGACGGCGCGCTCAAATGGCTGACGCCTTTTGCTCTTTTCGCCGTTGTGCCTTTGCAGGCCACGCTGAATCTGCCGCTCTGGCAACAGACCCTGCTGGTTTTCCTCTGGATCGAGTTCGCAGCTTGGGCGAGCCATTGGGCGCACCACCGGTACAAGCCTCTCTGGGCGCTCCACGCGATGCATCACAGCACGGAACGGCTCTACACGCTCAACAACTTCCGCTTTCACCCGTTCAATCATGTGCTGAACCATCTGGCGATGATCTTGCCCCTGCTCTGGATCGGCGTCGCGGTCGAGGCGATCCTTGTCTACACGGCTCTGACATTGCCCGTCCTGCTGTTCCAGCACTCGAACATCGCCTTCGACTTCGGTCGCCTGAATATGGTTCTGAACACAAACGACCTTCATCGCTGGCACCATTCGGCGAAACCAAGCGAAGGGATGATGAATCTTGGCCGCGCGCTGGTGCTTTGGGATCAGGTTTTCGGCACGCATCTGCGTCCGTCTACCTCAAGCTCGCCGTCCAGGATCGGCCTGTTTTCGGTGAGCCGCAACTTCCCTCCGGCTTCGAAATTCTGGGCGCAACTTGCATGGCCTTTCAACGCGGGGTGTTGTCGTTCAAGTGGCTGAACCTGCGCTCGGTGGCGCAGAGCCAGCATCACAACCTTCCGTCGACCCATTTGGCCACGATCAACCCCGGCACGCTGTCCAAGGCCCGCTCCGCGTCCCGCGCCAGATCCAGCCGCTTCGGCAGCTTGACCTGCGGCACCAGCAGGAAGATCGGTGCCGTGACCTTGCCGCGCCCGGTCTTCGAGTGCGACACAAACGCCTGGCCCTTCGTGTTCAACCGACCCTCCGCCACCAGCAGGCTCGGGCCGGTGCGGCGGTAGACGAAGCGCAGGCGCAGCCCGCGGCGGCGCTCCCATTCGCCGGGCGTGATCCTGCCGCCGCGCAGGGACTTGCCTGCCGCGGGCGTGGGGATCGCCAGCCAGAAGCCGTCCTTCGAGCGGATCAGCGGCCCGGTGTCATGCGCGCCGATGATCACCGGGGCGTTGGACCAGACCAGGGCTGCCGCGTTCAGGCTGGGTGCGGCCTTGGGGAACTGCTCCGACCGGATGGTGCGGGCGAGCCGAGCCCCGAGCCCCGCGCCGGTGATCTGCAGCCGCCATGCCGCCTTCAGACCGGTCCCGGCCTCGCGGATCACGGCCGACACGGCCCGCTCGCCTGCCGCGACCTCGGCTGCCATCAGGGCGACGATGTCAGGATCGATGGCGAGTTTCAGTTTTGTAACTCCTCCACTCATCGGGCGTCACCTTTGCTATGGTGGGGTTTCGATAGCCGGGAGAGGGTCGCCGTTTTAGTTTCGAGGCAATGTCCTCGTGCGTGAGGTTGGCGCCCTCGACCGGCGTTCCGGGCTCGAACGGTATCCTGGGGCTGGCGCGCTTTGCCTGTCCCCGCTTGTACAAGGCTGAGCGTGAACGTCGGTTTCGAGGCTCCCCGGTCTGAACAAGGGAGGGAAGGATGTTTGCTGGGATTGATATCGCCTCTGAACGCCACGTGCTGGCGCGGTTGGACGGGACGGGACAGCCACTGGGCCGTCCGATCGGAATTGACGAGGATGCAGGCGGCTACCGCATGCTGCTTGAGGCGCTGGGGCCGCCACCGGCGCTCGTGGTGATGGAGGCGACCGGCCACTACTGGAAAAATCTCTACGCCACGCTTGTCGCTGCGGGCCATGACCTGGTGCTCCTGAACCCGATTGTGGCGCGCCGGTTCCAGCAGGCCCAACTGGAACGCACCAAGACCGACGCCATCGATGCCGCAGCCCTTGCGCGGTTCGCCTTCGAGAAACGCCCGGCCCCGAGTTACATCCCCGACGCTGCCTCCGAGACGTTGCGCGAGCTGGTCCGTCATCGCGACCGGCTGCAGCAGGACTTCGAGGATCGCGTGCTGCAGCTGCACCGTCTCGTCGACCTCGGGTTTCCGGAATTCACACGATACGTCAAGGATATGCATACGATGCTCGCAACCACGCTGCTCTCGGAGTGCCCGACCGCCGCGGCCTTCGCTCGGACCGCGCCACGCCGTCTGGCAAAGCTGCGCTACGACGGACGCCACAGGGTCGGCGAGGACCTGGCCGGGCGGCTGGTCGAGGCGGCCAAGCGCTCGGTCGGACAGCATCACGGGCCGGTCTATGACCTGCAGGCGCGCCATATCTGCCAGGATATCGATCTCTGGCGTCGCCGTCTGAAAGAGCTCGAGAGCGATATCGGTGGACTGCTCGACGCCCACGAGGTAGGGCGCCTGCTGACCAGCATCGACGGAATCGGCCCCAATTCGGCCGCGCGCATCATCGCCATTGTCGGCGACCCAGCCCGCTTCCGGTCTGCAGGAGCCTTCGCCGCCTATGTCGGCGTCGTGCCCGCCCTCCGGCAATCGGGCAAGCGCACGGGGACCCGGGCCGCAACCGGGTTCGGCAATGCCAAGCTGCGAAGCGCGCTCTGGATGACCACGCTTGCGGCCGTCCGGCTGAACGATTGGCTGCGCCCGTTCTACGAACGCCTGCGCGCCGCTGGAAAACCGCCCAAGCTTGCCCTCATCGCCGCCATGCGAAAGCTCCTTCACGCCGTCTACAGCGTCGCCAAGAACCGCAAACCCTTCGTCGCCATCGCCGAGCAGGCGCGAGCGGCGTAGACACCAGAAATCGAAGCCGATCGCGCCTGCGACGCGAGAAACCACTTGATCAGGCAGACGGTATCTCACGCGGGCCTCAGGTCCAGGGTCCAGACCAGCCGCTCACGATCACGGGCGGGTTCGCCCTGAATGAGGAAGGCCTCGCCGTCAATCTCGATCCGGTCGCCAGGACGGGGGGCTGGCACCTCGGCCACCTGCACATCGATCCGGGTGGTCTCGGACCAGAGCCGCGCGTCGCCGAAGTCGGTGACGGCATCGGCACGCCGGGCGACGATGCGCACCGGGACGGGCGCGCCGCCGTCGGCGATGTAGACCGCCTCGCGCCCGATGTTCGGATCGGCAAAGAGCAGGTCGATGGCAGCGGTGAATGCGGTCATCATGCGGCCGTGAAGCCCTGCGCATCGGCATGGACCTGCGCCCCGGCGGTGAGACAGGCAATGGTCAGCGCCGCATTGGGGCTGCTGCGCAGCGGATCGGCGAAGACATGGGTATCGGTCGCGCCCATGGCGGCGCCCAGATGGCCGCGCCAGATCACCGAGGCGCCGTCCCTGACCACGACCTCGGTCGCGACCGTGCCGGCGTTCTTCAGCTGCAGCGATGTCAGATAGCGCCGCAGCCCCGCCCCGGCCGCGGCCGCCAGCACCACATCCGCCGTCCCGGTGATCCCGCCCGCAGCCCCGGCATGGGACCATTCGAGCTCGGGGATCTGCCAGGGCCGCGTCACCAGCACCCCCTGCAACGTCGCAACCAGATCGGCCACGTCGTTGCTGGCGACCGTGGCATAGGCCGCGCTCAGCGCGCGCGCCGCCGCGACGATGGGCGCGGTGTTGCCCCGCGCCGCGTCATGCGCGACCGACCCCGCCACCGTCGCGGTGACGACCGAGCCCGTGACCGTGCGCGCCGCGATCGCCTGACCCTCGACGATCTGGCCCCGCCCCGCCGTCACCTCCGCCGTCAGCTCGGCATAGTCCTGGCAGTTCACGAACTGCATCTGCAGCGTCACCGCCGTGGGCGCGGCCGCCAGCGCCACCCGCCCCGATCCCGGCACGTAGGCGCCAGTGAAGCTCGTGCCCACGAGCTCGATCGTGTTCGCATTGGGCACGGCGATCACATAGTTGCCTCGCAGCTCGCCCGCGCCGTCAAGGATGCCTTGCATGGCCTCGACCCAGATTGTCGCCCCGGCGGTGTAGCCATGCGCCGCGACGGTGAGCTGGATCGCGCCCCCCGCGCCCGGCGCCGCTCCCGTGATCGGCTTCCAGGCGCCATGATTGAGGCTGCGGATACGCAGCTTGTAGAGGGCGTTGGGATCGGGGATCTGCTGGTGGCGGACATAGCTGTTGGCGCGCCCCGCCGTCGAGTCGATCGCGCGGGAATGGATAGAGGCCTCGTCCGAGAAGGGTTCGAACTCGAGGATGGAATAGCTCGCCGTGGTCAGGATGGTGACCGCCGCGCTCTCGAGGGGCGCGAGCCCGCCGTTCTGCGTGTACCAGCGCATCTGCGTGGCCGTGGTGCTGGCCGCGCCGCCGATATCGGCGCCCATCGCATTGCGGCCATCGGGCAGGCCCGTCGCGGGATCGACCGAGACCGCCTCGATGAGGAAGTGGTTGCTGGCGTGGCGGGTGCAGGTCAGCCCGGCCATGGCCCGGAACGGCACCGTGAAGGTCTCGCGCGAGAGAAGCTCGACCACCGCCCCGGCGGTGGTGCCCGAGGCGATGGTCAGCACGCCCGCCGCGACCGTGGCGCTCGCCCCGCCCGTGGCCGTCACCTCCCAGAGATCCTCCAGCGGCCGGGTGAAGCTGTCGCGCATCTTCTTCTGCACCGACTTCACCTTCAGCATGTCGTCCTGCGCGTCATGGCCCGCGATGCGCAGGCTGCCAGGGGCAGAGGTCAGCACCGAGAGGCGGACCGGCGCATCGATGGCGCGGGCGAAGACGCGCTCGCCGGGCAGGAGATCGTCGAGCCGCAGTGCCTCGCCCGCCAGTTCGATCACGGGCGCCGGATCGGGTGGCGCGGGCAGGGTGCCGACATGGACAACGAGCCCGGCCCCGGTGCGGGGAAGCAGGTGGCAGCGCGCGACATCCGCGGCGAGGAGCATCCAGCCACCGCTCTCGACGGTGACCTCCTGCAGGTTCATGGCCATCTTCGTGCTCCCTCAGGTCCGCCGCGCCGAACGCAGCACCTGCGGCCGGGTGCAGATCGGCAGCGGATTGCTCTCGATCTCGAGGCGCACCCATTCGTCGCGGTCGCGATCCGGGATCATGCGCGCATAGAGCGGCAGGCCCACGGTGTTGACCGTCTCGAAGGTGTCGGCCGGGGCGAAGCAGATCTCGAAGAGGCCCTCTACCCCCTCTGGATAGAAGTAGGCCTTGTCGGTCGGCACGCCGAAGCCGAGCCCGCCCCGATAGCGACGGAAGGTGATGCCGCCGAAGCTGACCTCCTCGCCCACGCGGCCGCGCAGGTCGGCGGCGGCTGCGGTGTTGAGATAGGTCTCTCGCACCTCCTTGTGGGCCACGAGATCGGCGAAGAAGGCCGAGCCGCATTCGGCGCGCAGCTGCACCTGACCGGCAGCGAGCCCGCCAAGGCTGTCCTCGACGCTTTCGATCATCGCCTGGCCGCGCTTCCTGAGCGCGCCCGAAGCGGGGCTCGCGTTGTCGAGGTCGAAGTCGACCTCCGCGGCGGGCGTGATGCCGAACTCGGTGAAGTAGTTGACCACCGTCGCCCCGTCCTTGGGGTCCTTCACCACGCCCTGGATGCCGTTGAAGAGGTGGAACTCGAAGGTGGCCTCGGCGTCGTTCCGGAGCCGCCCGAGCTTGCGGGCGACCTCGGTCTGCACCTGCTGGACGGCGGTTTCCGATCCGAAGTCGCGGATGCCCTGGATTTCCGATGCCCAGAGGACGTCCTGCTTCTTGAACTGGCGCACGACGAAGGCCCGCATCTCGCGCCGCTCGGGGATCTGTTGTTCATAGGCCGAGCCGCGTTCCGAGAAGGGGATCAGCTGCAGCGTGCCGTCGCGGCTCTCGACCATGACGGTGCGCGCACGCACGCCGCGGGCCCCGAACAGCCCCGCGCCCGAGAGGATCGCGGGCTTGAAGGGGATGTTTTCCAGCGCACGGGTCAGTTCGATGATCGAGAAGGCATCGCCTTCGAAGATGTCCATGGTGGCCATGGGGATGTCCTTTCGATGGAGTGATCAGCGCAGCAGGATGCCGAGCGCGGCCAGTGCCGCGGTGGCGGCGCTGATCTGCGCTGAGGTTGCGGCATCGGGCCAGGTGATCTCTTGCCGGTTGACGAGGGCGGGGCCGCGGAGGAGGACGACGGCGAAAGCATCGGCGGCCGTCGCGTCAGCGGGGCCCCAGAGGATCCCGGCGGCGTTCTGGCTGCCGTTCGACGCGGCGGGGGCAAGCTGGGTGAACTTCCCGCCCGTGGTGATCTTGCCCAGTACCGTGCCGGGCGCGAGCTTGCCTGCGCCCGAGGCGAGGGTGACGGTCTCCCGCGTATAGTCGCGGAGGACCTCCCAGACGAGGAAGCCGCCGGGGTGCGGACCTTCGGTGAGCGTGGCCATGGTCGCTTATCCTTTCTGCCTGAAAGTGCGGGCGATCACGTCGCCCCAGGGACGGGCGGTTGTTGTCGGCCCGGGTTGCGGGTGATGGGGGCTGATCTGCGGCTCGGCCTCCGCCTTGGCGGCCAGAAGCTTCGCGCGGACGGCATCCAGACTGGCGTCCTGTTCCAGAAACCTCCCGGCCATCTGCGGCTGGCCCGCAAGGCGGCAGAGGTCGATCACCGCGCGCGCGTGGGTGATGGCGTCACGCCGGATGGCGGTTGGATCGATGCCTGTCACCACAGGGTCGGGACACGGCGGTGTGCCCGGCTCAGGCTCGGGTTCACCCGGG